GCTATTCAACCACGGACCGCATGTACGCCGTACAACACCTTACGAAGAGCCTTGAAATAAATGATCGCGTAATTTGTCATGTAATTGGATGTTAAGTCTAGCACCTCTCAGTTCAAAACAATTACGTAATACATGTAACATGAATATAGTTCTAATAAAAGAAATATTGCTAAATAATTGACTATCATGACTCATAATATTCTGAAGACGTTCTAAATTGATATTGATCATAAAAACATTTCTTGGAGATAGAGAGTATAGATATTGAAATTTGCTAAATATGGAATAATACTCAAAAGCTTTAATAAATAACTGCTGTCTAGCCATGTCAGCATTTATTGCTTTAAAAAATAGATCAAGAGCTCCGCGATTATTGCGCCAAATCGAGAATCCTTGTGTAAAAACAGGTTGATCAAATTTAAACTGGCCATATCTACCTCTCGTAGCATTGAGTTCGCTCATTAAACTATTAGAAAAGTCGTCATACATCCCAAGATAGGCTAATGCCATTGTGGATTCGGAATTAGCATTTAGGTTATAAGATAATAAGATATCATGTGAGACGAATTCAATATTATTAGTACCAATTATATTACCTGGCGTTGCCTCTAACTCATCAATATAATATAAATGCACTACATCACTCTTTTTATATCTGGGCACCTTACTAATCACTTCATAAAGAGAAATCACCATTTCATTTGAAAATATACGTCTTTGGGCTTCACTCATTTGTAATGTTTCGGCAGTTTGCAAAACTCTCTCAGTCAGTTGTTCACCATATACGATATCATTTGAGAGATTAATATTGTATAATGTTCTTAGTTGTGCGGCTGCTTCTCTTGAACTCGAAAAAGCAAATCCACCTACTATACCTTCTAATTTTCTTGCCATTGTAGCCAAATATATTGTATCAAAGTCGCGTCTTTTTATACTAAATTCATTCTCAACTAATCTCATCTCCAACAGCCTAAATGCATCATTGATTCGTAGTGCTTCAAAATGAGGTAGATCAAATTCTACTTTTGAGGATCCAGCTTTAATGAGCTCTTTCACATTACTGATATCAAACAAAAGATATCGTTTGTAATCACCTTTAGGAGTATGTATTGATTCTTCACATGTATAACTTCCATCGCTTCGTTCTACTGGAAAGCATGGTAATTCACCACCTTTTTGCATAAAGAACCACATCAAAGGGACAAAGATAGTCACTAATCTACTAGAGTAATCGGGATTATCAGTATGCTTAATTATCTTAAATTTTGTATCTAATAATTTACATAATGGTTCATAACTTAACTTGCTAATTGAAAGCGTAAATTTCCCCGCACACAAGCATGCAATAAAAAACGCTGCATATCTCAACCCTCTCACATCTGTTACACGCCAAGTGAGATCGTCGACTAAAGCCCTTAACTCCTGAACCTTTTGAAGTTTAGACACGGATTCATTATTATGCTCTTTTGCGAATGGACCTATACGATCTCCATAGCCCCAAAAACAACCGTTAACACAATGTTGCTGTAAGAAAACCATACTGTTACGACTCGCTTCAGCCTCAACTGAAAAACCTAATTCATTCATTGCTTTAGCATTATCTTCTAAGTTTTTAACACACATTGCTTCATTACCATTACACACCTGAATTAAATCATCACCCATTGCAGATAAAACACAACGCAAGTTTACAGCGCTATTATCATAATCTAGTTCTACGGCGCGAATTATGGCAGGTAACAACATAGTATGATGAGCAGAAGTGTCGGCACGTCCAGAGGAGAAAGTTCCTTCATTGTTAGTTATGTTTTTAAACATCTTACTTACGTATGTTACAGAAGTTTGAGCGTTACTTACCTCAAATGAGATTAACTTAGTTAGACCGCTTACATAAGTTTGAACTTTATCCATTCTTTTTGACTCGACATCATGCAAATACTCATATCCTCCAATAAAGGGTCCTACTAACTGATTCTTTGCTAAGTTGGCTACTTTAAGATTAAATCCGTTAACTACCTCACGCAATGATGATTGAATAGATGCGTCCATGCCTTTCACGTCCATAGATGAGAATAGTGAATTTACAGTAGATGTCCAATATAACATATTGCTTATATCGTTAATGTTACCAGTTTGCTTACCTTGAGCAGCAGTTTCAGTCAATTTAAAAAATTCCTTAGCAATGATATAACCACCAAAACTCGCAAGAAGTTTTTGATTATTAATTCCAGCAATACCCCGTTGACGTCTGTCTATTTGTTGTCTTTGAACTATAATAATTGCATCGCCATATCTTTTTATGAAGAATTCTAGGTCACGATATTGATCACTCTCTTCAGCTGCACGTACCAGTCGCTTTTTCATCAACTTGCTTAGCGTCTCACCCAATCGCTTCTTTTCATGCTCTGTTACCCTCGTACCAGAAGATGACATTGTTAGGAAAACAACAAACTCAGCATCTATATTCTGATCATTAACTAATTCTGCTGTCTTATTAACAAACAATTGTAGGAAGTCACTAACTCTAGCAGGCAGGCCCTCATAATAACGTTGTTCATGCACACCAAATGAATTTAGTTTTATATACGATGGCTTTTGTACTACAGACTCACGTACAGTCGCTTGAATAGCCTTATCTAGAGAAAGCTCAGTTAAAGTTTTATAATACGTTCCATCGTTAGATGCCACTCTACACGCCGCATACATTTTAGCTATTTGAGTTTGAGTCTTTGATTTTAAACATTTCTCTTCAATATACGATAGTAGATAAGGTGATAATAATTTCTTCCTATCAGCTTTATCACTTTTTATTTGATCTAGCGTCATTCCGATTTCATATGTCCGTTTCTCTCTAAAACCAACTATCTCCTTTGAAATAGACCAAACAGGCATCATCGTTTTACCAATGTTATGTAACGCTTCCAAATACCAACTACGACTAACACCTTTTATTTTAAGTTTCATATCTTGAAAACTATCCTTAGCCATCCAGAAATAATGATTGAATAATAAAACAGCTTCGACTTCGGTTATTGTATCTAACATCAAATGAAAACCGATAAACGTTATAGAGTATACTAACGTAGGTAAGATAGTACAAATCGTTAAATCATAAAATGTGAACTTATTATGTGATTCGAAAAATGGAAATTCGCGCTCAGAATAATTAAGGTTAGGACACAACTTTCGCAGTGAAGCGCGCACTAATTTAAGAAATACGCTTTCTGGACCGAACTTAAATGTATTCGCTATCATCATTGATGCTAATTGACGCCAACAATTCGCCATACGTGATTGACATTGAAGCGTTTTAAGTAAATCCATTAACTCAGAATATCTAATGTCTTTATCGTCAGCGTTTATCATAGAGCCTACTTCCCTTGTTGTTAAATAGTCATAGCCATGGTCTGATGTAAAGTAGGTTTTATTATCATTAAGGGGATAATCATTATAGTTGAATTTCTTAGGCTTAGCTAACTCGTTTGGTATAGTTAAAGTTTGAGTCATCAATAATCCATTAGAACATACTCCTGAATGAGAAACTTCTTCTACTAAATCTTCAACAAATATATACTCAAATAAATTCTTATGATCACTCAATAAATTGAAGATGAGCTGTTCGAAAGATGCGATGGATTCGACGTTCAATTTAATATTGGTATGATACTTCATGATAACTGTGTTCTCTTAACCATAGGAATATGTGTTATAGAATGTACACCTCTCGAATAGCCTATACGATATAATAAATATCCAGCAATACCAAAAACGGTTGCTGCTGATACAATATGTAAAGGATCACCTGAATCAAAGAAAGTCTCACAGCTGCAATTGCACCCCATCCTTAATATCATGAACCAAAACAGCTTCGATATCGTTATGAGAAATTTTTGAATAATAAGAAATAATACCTTTATTAATTATCTTGATAATCGTAATAAATATACAAATACTTAAAAAAGCTTCACCAATTGCGATTCCAATGGTACAAGTCAAGTAACTCCAAAAATTTACTAGCATAGGCTCGCATATATTAAGAGTCGTCTTTCTAATAATATCACTGTTACAATAATCCATTAGTATGAAATAACTGAATAATCTAGCTGAAAATCGTCCTGGTTATTTGAATATCTACGTGGCAATACTTTCCCTCTCTTCTGTCTTACGTTGGATGGTCTAGCTCGCAGTATAAAATCGTACGTTTTAACAAGTATTAGCAACAATACAAGTGTCAATGCAATTAAAGGAAGAAGAATCTGATTGTTAAGAACTGTGGTACAAAACTGTAAATCCGTATTAGACATTTGCGAAAAAGTGATCAAGGGTTCCGATGTTTAGCATATCTAGCTCGTGGTTTTTAA